TGGGACATTATTGACTCCTTAGTCAGAGGGACTTTTCGATTTCAATGGCAAGTGCCATATAACCCTCGGAAAGCCGAGGATCGGTGGTGGACATAGCCTTACTGCGATAATTTGCAGCCTTAGCAATTTCCGGGTTAATCGTCGTGACCTTCGGTCCGACAGCGGTACGAACCGGCGCAACCGCCGACTTCGCCGTACTCTCAATGTCTGACACGCGTGCTGCAATATCCTTGACAGCCTTTGCAATGTCCTCTGACTGAGACTTTTCTGCTGCGACATCATCGTCGGCCTTAGGCCCACACATCTTGTCATACAGCATCGTAAGCATTTCGCCCATCTTTTCAACGGCACTACCGCAAGAAGCGCACATACCGTCGCCCTTGCCAGCAACACCAGCGACACCACCCGGACGGGACGACTCCTCGCCAATCTCTTGGCTGGACTCCTCACCGGGCTTCTGCGACGACTCCTCCAGAGCCTTTGTCTCGTCCGTGACCTCAGTAACTGCGGACTGTTCGCCCGTCATCTCTGAATCTTCCATCGCTACCTTTTCCTCCAACTTTTCTACGGCGTGCATCACACCATCAATTGCTTTTGCCAAAGAGAGAACACAACCCGGATTAGCAGGCCGGTCTACAAGAGAGATTTCCACAATTTCCCCATCAATGATACGACCCCCCGCAGCCTTGTTATCTTTGATAACGCGCGGAGAAGAAATACCGATAGAGAAACCTTTGAGGACTTTAGCCTCAACTTTCTTAACGGACTCTGAGTCTACAACACGAGCGGTCACCCAATGCTGACCGTCACGCACCTCATACTCCTCAGCAACCCCAGCCGCAATATGGCTGTGCTGCTCACGAATATTACCCCACTTAAACCAATTAGGCATAGCAGACTTCAGCCACTCCGGGTCGCAAATCTGCTGGTCAGAGTCGATAGACGAATCGGTTGCAATACCCGAAACGAGCAGCGAACCATCCTCTTGTTTCTCCGACTTCAAAATGGGACAGTAAATCTGTGCCTTGGAAGTAGCCATTATTGCTTTCTCCTCTGTCGATTCAACAATACGTTTTGCCCACGCAAACCCGGCGTCGCCACCCCATGCGTCCCACGCTACACGACCCGGAGAGGGCTTCTCCAAGTTGTTGAAATCTTTACCTTTCTTATCGACCTCATGCCGAGAGAAATACGAATACATCCGTTTGACAGTCTCCAAAGAAACTGTTTCCGAATTAGCCAATTGGCTTGCACGTTGCCGACCAACATCAGTAAACCCCGAACCAGCATGACCTTCTTTAATCCATCGCAAAGCGCGCTTAGCGGCAGCCGCTACACCCTCTGTGGGTTTAAACGTATCAGTCATCTATTCACACAATAAACGGACAAAGGGCCGTTACCCGTAGCAACAACCCCATACAAAGATTGGCCGTAAGGAACAGACACGGAAAACGTGTCCGTGTTGTTTGCCATACGGAAACCAAAACTGGAAGTAGTCACACCGGAACCACCAAAGTGTACATCCTTACCGGCACCATTAGTAGAAAGAACCAAGTTATCACCAGTCGGATTACTTCCTGTCCAAATGAGAGTAGCCGTGGCTTGTACCGAAACTGTTGCATGAGTAGCCATTTAAACCTCCAAAGTCCAACAATTAGAAACCTTAGCCCCCATCAAACATAGGGCGAACAGGCGATGATGACCGTCATAAATCTTATTAACCCCATCTTCTACCACAATATTCGGTTGAGGATTATGACCCTCCCGAACATTTCCCAAATTATTTAAATGCCATTCAACAACATCACGCTTCAAAAACTCTTGCGTAGCCACAAGATCATCAATAACGAATGCTTGCAAATCGCTATCAGCCCAGTTCTCAGTAGGAATCTTAGGCCGAGAATCGACCTTCCACGGCACCGGAATCAGCCCCGGCTCCACATCTTCCATCTTTGCGAGTTGCGACAAACCCCAATCAATAACATTACGGCGAACCTTCTCCAGTCCTGCCTCAACTACTTTTGGGTCAACATCACCAGCCTGCTTATACATGAAAGCAAGTTCTCTTGCGGCATAAGCATCAGTCTTTACAAGATTGTTCAAGAAGTTGGCGCGACCGGCATCAAGATGATCGAAAGTGAAAGAACGATTACGTTCAGTCTTAGCCCACTTAATGAACAAAGCCAACTCTGTTTTAACCGAATCATCCTGTTGTGCAACAGCATCGTTCTGTTCAACGGTAGAAACCGGCAGCGGAGGAACAACCTCAGGCGACCACCCATCATTCGGCAACTCATCGGGACGATCATTCTCATCCTGTTGATCTGCGTCAATAGAAGCAGACTCAAATGTTGCAGCCACCGGGATAACAGTACGACCCTGAACAAGCACCGGGGCATCAGCCTCAGGGAAGTTGTACAACGGCATACCCATCTCGGTACGCACCTCGTTAAAGGTTTTTTGACCGGAGAACAACTCCATCTGACGGCGAGCGGCCATAGCCGAATGGTCATCCTCGGTACCGTCTGTGAACACAAACGTCAAATCGTTAGACATCCCAAGGAACCGGGCAGACAACTGATTGAGGATATCAATAACCCACATAATCATCGGACGCAAACCAAGCGTTTCAGCCGAATCTGCTTCACCTGCCTGATGACCGGAACCACCCAGACCCGACCTTGGGGTAAAACCAATCTGACTAGGGAGCACACCAAAGTGTCCACAAATTGATTTGACAATAAACTCATCAAACTCGCCCGAATATTTGGCTTCAGCAACCTTGGGCATAATCGGATCAAATCCGGTAGGCAGCAACCTCATGCGGCGGCGCTGTTCAAGGTTTCCAGCCAACTCGTCGTTGAACACCTGTTCGTAGGCACGAAGCAACTGCGGGTTGGAACCGTATTCCATATCAGACTTGATAAACAAATCGGGCATCACACCATCGGTGTACTCCGTCCGATACCAATGCAACCGCTTCATGTACAGATCGACAAGAGGCAAACAGCGTTCTACCGGGCTGTAACCGTAAGGAGTGAACGGCCTCCGAGTGCGGGGCATATAGATCAGATCGTCAGCCGTAAACTCGCCATCGCTCTCAGGAGCCGCTGTGAACTCGCCACGGGGGAAACCCCACAGGATTTGCTGGTAAGCCGGGTGCGGGGGCAGAGGACGGGAACCACGACCGTCTAGAAGCGGTTTGATGGTGGCCCCATCTAGAATCTCCAACGAAGCCAATTTCTTGTTATCAACAGACCTGTTGGGATAAATCGTTAGCGCATCAATAACAAGCATTTCTTCAAGAAGCATCCCAACCCATTCGTAGAACGACATACCGTTCATGCGATCAGGGGACTTCCAGAAATCTTTCATTTCAATGATTTCGGTGCGATACTTCTCTCGCATCATCTTGCTAGCCTGAACTTGACTAACCTGAGATTCTTGCATTACATGAGCAATCGCATCATCATTAATAGCGATATCCCACTCTTGCCCAAGAATAGCGCCCTTAACAACCTCAATACACTTACGAACAATGTCAGCCTGATCGGCTATCTCGCGCAATACCCGAAAAGGTATACTGCGCTGCTCAGTAAGTTGAAGGTTCCAAGCAACCGGATATTCCGAACGGCGAGGATCAGCCCGACCATCCTCACGAGGCGGGTTGATAAGACCCGGAATAAGCGGCATCGCCGGAGAGAACGGAAGGGCCGCAAGAGTCGGATCACGTTCCAAAGGAACAGCGCGTGAACCGGACTGCGGAGCAATAGCAGCAGCCTGCTGTTCCGTAATCGTAGTTGTGCCCGGAGGCAGCAACACTTTAGCAATACGTTCCCGAAGTCCCATTCTTATCCTTTATTCAATGTGACAGTATTGTCACACAAACAATCAGTTTTCAGTAGGGTCAGCCGGGACAGCCCCAAAAATGCTTTCCATCGTTCGCAGCGCAGCAGCAATACCAGCGATAACAGCAGCCGTAAACACCCCTTGCCATCCACGGGCACCCTGCACATCACCAATCTGCGTTACAGCAATCACGGCAACAAAAGCGCGACCGAACGAATAGCCGATCCGGCGAACATCATTCTTAATCTTATCTTTCATATTCACTCCTTGCCATGGTCTTTGAGATGTTCGATAAAATCTGTTCGGATATCTCGCACATCTTCATGCACCAAATGGACCATGCCTTTCAATTCGCCGATATCTTGTTGAAACTGTTGCTTATTGTCCGCATGTTGCTCACGATTCTCAACACGCGCTTTACGCAAACCTAGCACAACAGGAAGAACCCCAGCCAAAACCAAAGCGCTACCGCCCACAAGCGAAACAATAACCTCAATCATTTAAGCAAGTTCCACGTTTCCGGCCCAACAATTCCGTCTGAAGTAATGTTCTTGACCGTCTGAAATGTGCGAACAGCCTGCTCGGTCCTAGGACCAAACTGACCATCAACCAAAAGGTTAGCACCAACCTTGTTCAATTTCATCTGAAGAATCTTGACATCTTCCCCTGTATCCCCAACACGAAGCACGGGATGGATAACCGGTACCGGAGGATTCGGATAATCGCCTTCCTCAGCAAGAACCGCAGCAGGCATCGGGCCGTCACCCAAACACCAACACCAATGCCAGTTCTCAGAATGTGTTGTATTCCACCAACCAAACGACGGGCCGTTCTTAGTCAGCCAAGAAAGTGCTGCCGTGTTCAACGGTTTCTCTTGCCCAAGTTTGTTACGCAAACTGAAATCGACAGCCAAACCCCACCCGTGATTAGAAGTACCCGGTACCGCAGCACCAGCCACCTTGGGTTTCAGCCACCAATTCAAACCACGCCAAAATTCGTGGCGGGTTGAACGCTTAACATTGTCGTAACGCCGCTTAAACAAATTGACCTGACCGTCATAAGATCGGTAGGTGCCAGTAGCAGAAAGAGGGATACCGTCACGACGGGCCTTCTTGACCAAAGCGCGCATCGAACGGGCGGCTTCACGTTCCAAAACAAACGAACGGATACCGCATGGTTCCAGAACATTCTTAGCCAGTTGGCCGTTAGCCATCCCCTTGATAGCCGTTGGACGAATTGCTGCCGATTCAGGTTTATACGGCAGGCTCATTGTCAGCCACCCCACGCAGACTTGATGACCATTGTTGGCGCATAATAAGAGCCGTCAAGTTCAACGCCGGGAGTGATCGTGGTCGGTAGTTCGGTGACGGTTGCGGCAGAGTTGCCCCCAAGACTTGTTGCGTGAATCACAACTTGCCCTCCGCTGCCGACAAGCACGTTGTTGAACGCACCGCTCGCAGTAGGCCCAAACGACGGGAACGGTGCGTTACCAACAAGCCCGTAACCGCTGTTGTAATCGCAGTACCCATAAACATTCGGTCCACCGATGTCATCAAACGACACAACGGTCAACCAGTAAAGACCATCTTCAATCGTCGGCTGACCTTGCACGTTTGGTCCATCTACCTCTACGGTCTCGTAAGCCTCGTACCCGTCGGGAAGCACGGTTGACCACACAAGCGTTGAAGGCCAGTTGTTGCGATCGCTGTTGTACATAGCAACAGTTACCGGTTCAGTAGTTCCGATGCCGTATCCACGAAACGCTACTGCTGCCACACCATCCACCACGGTAACAGGAGAAAGACAAATCTTTTGATAAATGGGCGCAGCGCTGTTTGTCAACGACGCGCTGATGCGCGGCCCGTACCAATGACCGGGGAACGGGCGCATGTCACCCGGCCACCCACCAACCTGTGCAGACCGGGCGGCCTGATCCTCGTTGCTCAAAAAGGCGTTGACCGTAACCGATCCCGACACCATGATTCGTAGCGGCTCACCATCTTCAGACGCAACCTGAGCGCCAGACAATGTTTGCATCGACACAAGTACTTCACCCGGATTAGCCAAATACACGGTGGTAGGAACACTAATTGTTTCCGGCCCACCAAACCCTCCACCACCCGGAGAAAGCCCCGGTGACGCACCAGCAGTCAGTTCGGTAACCATCAGATTGATGGTTGCACCTTCGGGATTTACGATCAGAGTATTAGCCATCCACAGAACATATCACCTAGGTGGAATAGAAGTCAGGGCCGATCCGCAAGAAGCACAAATTGTTGCATTCATTTTATTAGGGTAATCACATGCAGAGCAAGAGATAGAGATAGACGCAAGATAAGTTGCTGCATTACTTCGGGTCATAAGTTCTGTAAGTGCCCACACGAGGGCATCTAGACGATCAGGAGACTTCCCAAACTCAGGTGTCCACGTTGTGAGTTGGTTCTCCAATTCGGATAAACCGTTGCCTACGTGGTGAATCTTGCCTTGCTCGTACATTGCGGAGATCGGTTCAGCACGGATTGCTTTGCCTTTGGTGGCTCTGACTTCACGAATCGGCAACAACTGTCTAACAGTCTTGAGGGTTTGGCTTACCATCAAACCGCCCTGATTCACCTCAACAACGATGGCATCAGCCTCATGCTTATCATAAGCATCAATAACTTGCTTAGCCCATTGGTCCGGGGTTCCCTGCATCGAATAATCGGCAATGACGTAACCATGCCCATCCTTATCCTTGCAAGCCACAACAATCCCAGTCTCATCACCGCCAGCCGTAATCGACGGATCAACCGCAACCACCGTACGGATAATCCCATCAGGCAAGTGTTTAACACGGTAGTTGTCAATTATTGCGGAAGTCCACAGAGCATTCTCAACATCTTCCAACAACTCCCCATACAACTCCTGACGACCCATACGAGTCCCGTCATACCGGGCCAACAACTCAGCCAACGCCGTCGGAGCCAAATTAGCCCGATTATCCATCGTCGCTCCACGCGTAACAACAACAGACCCATCCTTACGAGCCAATAAGTTTCTAATAAGTGGCCTAGGACGAGGAGTCGTAGTAACAATAGTCCGAGGATTCGTACCCAACCTCAAACCAAACTGCAACTGATCCCAACTGTCCTCATAACGAAACGCCCCCAACTCATCCACCCACGCACCATGATGCTGCGCCCCACGAAAACGCTCCGGCTCATCACCAGAAAAAATTTTGATCTTGCTTCCGTTGCGGAGATGAATCTCCCCAATGCTGCGGTTCCACGCATGCTTCTCTCTAAGCATCCCATAACGCTCTAGGATCGACAGAATCCCCGACTCGCCCTCCACACACGTATCTCGTGCATCTGAGAACGTAGGGGCCACCACAGCCCATCTAGTGCCCGGTTCCCGTATGGCTTGCCAAGCAATCCATTCTGCTGCCGTCCGAGTCTTACCAGCACCACGACCCGCCATATAAAGCCAAGTCATCCAATTGCCTTCAGGTTCCAGTTGCTCCGGTCTAGCCTGTTCAACTTCCCATCTGACTCTGGATGCCGCTACGCGCGTTACCAAATCTTTCATGTAACCCACAATATCATCATGGTATGTATAACATATGAAATGGGGTAAATAACTGAAATGAGGTAATTGTCCTATAACAGTATTTTACAGTAAACGTGCAACAGAGAGTGAGGTTACCGCTCGGTAGAGTGAGGGAAAGGGCATCTATAACATAAAGTAATACTCAATATCAACCACAAGGAGTGATTATAACACGGCGCCATAGGCTCTGACCTGCCCAAACAACCTTGACCAAACATTGAGGTGACAGTTTCCGGGATCTGTGGTTAGATGTAGTCATACCAACAGCGGCCCGGACGGGTCGCACAACTAGGCGCTAGTCGCCGGAATGGAAGTCCAAGTGTCGAAGAAGTCTGAAGTCCTCGCAAGTCTGGTGGAAGTGTCCAAGGAGTATGACCGTCTGGGTAGCGAGCGGTCGGCCGCCCGTGTGGAGCAAGTTGCTTGGTGCTACCGTGCGTCGTACGTCGGTAAGGCAACTGATGAAGAAATGGGCGCGGCCCTTACGGAGGCTGGCGTTTCACTTAAGCGAGCGAGCGCCGGTCGGTACAAGTGGATTGGTTCCGTTGTTCACGCTGAACTCGCTACGGGTGTGGACGCTGCCTCTCTCTCTGCGGATGTTGCCCGGATGGTTGCTGCCCTGAACTTTCTGGTTAGTCCCAAGGGTATCGGCAAGGGTGCGGGCGCCATTATTCTAGAGAATCTGCGGGGAGTCGATTCTTGCGAGGCAGGCGCCATTATTCTAGAGAGTCTCTGTCCCGAGGTTGATCCCGGAGCGATTCTGCTGGCGAAGATTCTGGCTCTGACCACGGAGTACGTGGAGCAGAACTACGTGCCGGGGGACTTGGATGCGATGGTCGAAATCCAACGGAACGTCGCCACAATGTCTGGTCGGGCGTAACTAGTCGCTAGTTGGAACGGGCGCTGGGGCGCTTAGGTTGGGTTCGATTCCCTCCCCGTTCGCCATCGGTACTGGTCAACCGGACCAGTCCGCAGAAAATCCGCTAACTAGCGGATAGTTGGGAGACAGAACAAGTGAGCAAGTTCACGAGAACGCTGGAAGTGTGGGCCGATACCGTTCGGGCGGGAGATACTGTCCTGCTCTGGGATGCCAAGCGGCCCGGCGGTCGCCCGTATCGGGTTAGCCGTACGGGGGCGACGGAATACGGGGATGTTCTGATCTGGGTAGAGGGGCGCACTCTCCCCCACGTTGCCCCTTGCGATGTGACGATGGCGGTACTGTCAGTCTGAGGGTAGGTAGGTTGGGGCATGGTTGCCCTAGGTGAGGTTCGATCCCTTGCTCAACCACTCAACTAGCCGATAGTTACAACTAAGGAGGAAAGCAACATGACAACGGGAACACCCCTACATGAAGTGTTGGTAACGCTTCATGGCAGAGAACAAGCGGCTGACATTCTTAGTCGGCTGTTCCTTACAGCAGAATGGCCATCTTGTGGTGGGCCACATACCAAGAAGTGCAACTGTGGCGGTAGCCCTGCCGAGTTGTTTAGTGCGGAGACAATCGGGATTGTTAGGGGTTGGGTTGCGGACCTGACCGGTCCAACTAGTCGCTAGTTATTTCGTAACAGTATCGTAACTTGACATCATCCTAATGATGGGTTATGATATGTTCATCAAGTCAACCACGACGAACGGCAACTAGCCGATAGTCACAACTAGAAAGGGGCAGAGATGCCTACCAACAGAAACAACATGCCTATCACGTTCGCCGAAATGCACGAATGGTTGGGTACCAAGACTGTTCGCACGTTGTGCAACAACACGAAAGCCGAGATGCTTTACAACGGGGCCATCGAAGTAAAGTTGCACGGGCACGCTATCGCCCAACTCTACCCGAGCGGGACCGTCTGGGTATCCGATTCCGGGTACGTGACCACTACCACGTATGATCGGCTTAAGCGTCTCCTTGCCCCGTTGGGTGCCATGACGTACCGCTGTAAGGGGACGGGATATGTTCGACTTCGGAACGGACAGGAGTTCCGTCTCTCCGGTGGAATCATTCGGGTTTCCCCGGACGGCGAGTCGGCTTTCTCAGCCTGACTATCCGCTAGTTCACACCTGAGCATGTGTATAAACTGCTCACCAACTATCCGCTAGTTACAACCAAGGAGAAACAACATGGCATTAGAAATCATTTCCACCTATGAAGTGTGTGTGGACTGCTACTGGTATGCAGGCTATAACGAGTTCGGGGATGGGTGCCCCGAGGAAATCCGTGCAGCGGTACTGTCGGGTTTCGGGAATGTTCTGGAGAATGGGAACCCGGTTTCGGGGGATCATTGTGCGGAGTTCTCTAAGGTTCCGTGTGAGATTTGCGGGAGTGGTCTGGCTGGTGCAAGGTATGAAGTTTCGTATCTCGGCTAGTACTGCTAGACGGTAGTTAGGAATCAACTAGTGCTGCTAGTTGATTCCCTAGTACCGCTTGGTGCTACTCAACTAAGGGAGATACAACATGGGTACCAACAGAGTATACGTAGCGACAGATGGCTCGTATGGTGATGCCGCCGGTATGGCAATCATCAGCACAGAGGGCTGGACGGGCGATGACTGGGAGGAACTGGACAACGCCAGCGACTCTGACCGCCGAGACACGGCATTGCGTATTAGCGGTCGGGTGTCTCTCGCCGCTCACGATGAGGAGGTAAGCAAGTGAGCACTATCGGTGAAGAACTGACCACGAACAGTATCCGCAAGTGGGAGCGGGAGGTAGCCAAACTGACACGGGGCGTATCGTCCTATCGGGAGCAGTTGCAAACGATAGCAACGGACCTTGCCCGCGCATCGGTAATGGGTGACCCGATTCTGCACCTCTCGTGTGAGGTGGCGACCCATACCCGGTGCGTGTTCCGAGCGGAGCGTTCGTTAGAGTCGGCTGTTCGTCGGCTTGCGTTCTATCGGAATCGGCTGAAGTTGGAAACAGGCAACTAGCCGATAGTTATTCTGTAACACAACTGTAACTTGACAGGTTACTAAGTCTGTGTTATGATGATCTCATCGAATCAACTAGCCGATAGTTCGGCGCAACCAAGGGAGAAACAACATGACGGAATGTCGTGAGTATGCAGCATGTGTGGATTGCTACTGGTTTGCAGCATACGGGGAGTTCGTGGACGGTTGTCCCGACCACTTGCAGACTGCGGTTATTGCAGGGTTCGACGCACTACCCAACCGTGGGCTAGGTGCGTCTCCGGGGGAGACGTTGGACGAGTTCTCCCTCGTCCTTCGTGCTTACTGCGAGATTTGCGGTAGCGGTGCGGCCGGTGCCCGTTACGGGGTAATGATCTTCTAGCGACTATCCGCTAGTTCCCTCCTAAGCATGAGGCGAAACTGCTTGCAATAAGTAACTTACCTAGAGAGAGAGGGAGAGTAAGAATGAGAACACAAATGCTCTACAACAAGCGAGCCGATAAGGGGTGCATCTACGGGTGCTGCTCGGATTTCGGGAAGCATGGGGGACTGACGAACCGTAAGCATCGTCAGCAATCGACGGGGATTCTGCGTACCCGTGAGAAGCAGGGTTACATGGTGGAAGTTCTGGAAGCACTACTGAACACAAGCGAGGACAACCGATGATAGTGGAAACCGTGGGATACCGAGACTTCAGTATCGACATTGAGAAAGATTCTTCGGGCAAAGGCGGCTACTGGTTGATTGCTCGTACCGCTGATCGTTCGGGGGGCATTTCTTGGGAGCAAGAAATGAAGTGGCATCGTTCGTTGGATGCGGCTCACAATTCGGCGGTCAAGTTGTATGACCGCATGACCAACACAAGCAAGGAGGACAACTAATCATGGCCGCCTACCTGCTGCATGGGGTGGCCGACCGTGACCCCAACGAACTGGTCGCGCAGTTCTTCCAATATCCGGGAGATGTGGTGGAGTTCGTCCGCAATCTGCCCGGTAACTACCGACTCATGCATTTGCAGAGCGGAGTCAATATGGACTTGTTGAGGGTGACGTATGATCTCCCTATTTGATGTGCTGCTCGTGCTTGTACTTGTAGCGTTCGGGATTGCCGGGATCGAACGGCTCTACCGTAGGTAATATTTCGTAACACAACTGTAACTTGACAACCCACTAAGGGTGTGTTATGATTACGGCATCGAATCAACCGGCGGCAACTAGCCGCTAGCCAACCTCAACTAGAAAGGCACCAACCATCATGGCATACGGAACCAAGGGCGCACCGAAAGCACGACCGCTCGCAAACATCGAACTGGACGGCGATCACGTTGTCGTCCGATTCGCAGGGGGTGTGGGCATCTGCTCTATCACCGCCAACCACTACCTCAACGGCTACCCGTCCGGTGGCCCGACCTCCCTGTACCATACGGAACTGGCGCAGGTCGGCACCCGACTGGCACGTCACTTCGCTATCGACTGGCAAGTGAAGTCGGTCAATGACCGGGGCGAGGCGGTATTCACCACCACCGCAGAGCGTGTCGATTTCATCTACCGCACCATGCTGGAACACGGCACGGGGGGCGAGCGTATCGACATCTCCGACAACGGGGGATGGCGCACAACCGCAACCAACTCTCAACTATCCGCTAGTCAGAAAGCAACCGAGAAAGGAACAACCACTATGGCAACCGGCTCGCTGGAGCAGATCATCGGTGACATGATCGACGCTCGTATCAAGACGAGTGATGCACCCCTGAATGAGGATGCTGTTCGCACCATTGTGCAGGATGCGATTGCTGCCCGTCCTGCTGACAAGTTGGAAATCAAGTTCCCCGATCACACCACCGTGATGGACAAGCACACTCACCCCCAGTTTCAGAACGTCCTGAAGGTGATGATGCTGGCACGGCAGTCAACCAAGTGGCCGTACCTTGTCGGCCCTGCCGGTACCGGTAAGTCCACGATGGGCGAGCATCTTGCCGAGGCGGTAGGTGTACCGTTCGCAGCGTTCCCCGCTAACCCCGGTGCGATGATGCACGACATCCTTGGGTTCGTCAGCCCCACCACCCATGAGTACAACGAACCGGTGTACGTCACGATGATGCGGAACGGTGGGCTAGTACTGCTGGACGAGTTGGACAAGTTGCATCCCGGTATCGCTGCTGGTACCAACGGGCTGCTCGCTCAGATGCGAGTCACCCTCCCTACCGGGGAATCGTTCCCGCTCCACGACAAGTTCTTCATCGTCGCTGGTGCTAACACTTACGGTACTGGTGCAACATCCGAGTACGTCGGGTCCACCCAACTGGACGCTGCCACCCTTGACCGGTTCGCTCGTATCCCCGTCAACTACGATACGGAGTACGAGACAGCCCGAGCGTGTGCTGTACTGGGTGCCACCAACGGTGCCAAGTGGATGGCACAGATCACCAAGATGCGAGACAATCGGGACTCGCACAAGATTCAGGCAATCATCTCCACCCGTAGCGTTATCGGTGTGGCAACGATGGTTGCTGGTGGCATCGCCCCGGACAACGCTCTGGACTGGTGCCTGTTCGCCAACCTCAACCGTGACCAGCGGGAACGCATCACGGCCAACACCAACTTCACCTGTTTGGAGGTAGCCAAGTGACAACCACTATCACCCGTAACATCACCCGATACGACAGTCTGTCCGATATCGCAGACAAGGGGCGGGCCGGTGTCGGTTCGTCCAAGACGACCGGTCGTAGCAACTGGTACGGCACCGACAACTATGAGGCTGCTGTCACCCTCGCTGCTAACGGTTGGAAGCAGGGCGGTGAGAAGATCAACCTCGCTATTGAGCAGATCAAACCGCAGGTAGCGCAAGTGATAGAGGTGCTGTCCCGCATCTCGTACATTGCGAACCCGAACCGTCCCGGCTTGTTGGATGTGGGTAGGTATGCGGCAGGTCACCCGTACCACATGATTAGCCCGGTGCTCACTTCAGCGCCACCTATTGTGAAGATTGCGGTGCCTGCCCTGTGGTCTGCTTCCGTGTCCACAGACCGGATCATGGAGGCCGGTGCGATTGTGTCCGCTGTTGCCGAGGTGCTGACCGCAGCAGGGTATGCGGTGGAGGTAGTCGCTGTTGCCGGTTGGGACAAAGCGGATGGCAGTTACGAGATTGTGGAGGTGGTACTCAAATCATCTACCCAGAAAGTTGACATAGAGGATCTAGCATTCGGTATCGCCCATCCGTCAATGTCCCGACGGTTTATCTTCGCTGCCGGTGAGATCAACCCCCACGCTAGGGAAATCTGCTGCTACGCAATGGGTGGGTACGGTGGCTACAACTACTGGTCGGGTAGCAAGACCAGCATTGTGGCAGGCATCGGAGATATCGACCTTACGGTGATGGCGGCGACCGGTGGTTATGACTTCATCGCAACCGCTATCAAAGCAATCAACGATTGGCAGGGGAAATAATGGACGGGTTGTTTGACGAGTACGAATCCGTCACAGTAGACGAGGACGATATCCGTTGGGGTTTAGCAATCCCCGCCAAGTGGATGCCTCGCAAGCGGTACGGCATGACTGATAAGCAGAAAGAATTGTACGCTCGTTGTTGGGAGCGTCGTAACAACAAAGGAGAAAGCAAATGACCCACGTCGATTCGGTGGTGGTGTGTGCCCGATCATGGTTCGATAAGACCTACGGCAACTCGTACTACACGCTGCGTTGCTTCGTGAATGGGGGCAACATGCTGGTGACCGGCCACATCCGTTACGGTCACAGCCAAAGCATGTACTGGGAGACAGTCAAGGAACTGTTGACCGAGAGCGGCTACGAGGTCAATGAGACAACAGCCAGCAAGGTGAAGTTCGATGAGTGCTTTGTTACCCGTCGTAAGGACTTGCACTTTAACGGCAGGAACACCTACACAACTAGCCGATAGTTACAAGGAGAAACAACATGAGTTCGTTCTACGAGATAGTCGTTGACGGTGTGCGGGAAGGCGTGAACTACTTCGCTTTCCGTTCGCACCCCGGACAACGCTACAAGGGCGGCAAGGTGTACACGGGGCCGGTGTACATGGGGGATCGGGGCGATGAGATATCCACCGATATCTGCGAGGATTGCAAATGCAATCTGGCCCCGGATGACAACGGCAGGTTCTGCAAAGACTGCACTCTGTAGTCTGCGGAGACTGCGAACTGTAGTCGCCCCTCCCGGTAGGACATGGCCGAGTTGCCTTGCCCTACCGGGCTGAGGGGAACCTCAGTATACATGGTAATGTGTGACGCTATGAAAGATGGGAACATGGAAATCGAAAGGGTTGAGATTGACAGAATCCAACCGCATCCTCGCAACGTAAGACAAGGCGACATTGGTGCGCTGATCGAAAGCCTGAAGGCGCACGGTCAGTACCGTCCCATTGTGGTGCAACGCAGCACAGGTTATATCCTTGCTGGTAACCATACGTGGCATGCAAGCAAGCAGATGAAAGCATCACACATACAGGTGGTGTGGGCTGACGTAGATAACGATGAGGCTATCCGCATCCTGCTGGTAGACAATCGCACCAACGATCTTGCTACCTATGACGATCACGAACTGGCGCATCTGTTGGAAGCGTTAGTGATGACACCTGATCGTTTGCATGGTACGGGTTATTCACCTGATGATTTGGATTCGTTGCTTGCTCTACTGAATAATGAGAGTACAGAGATAGAGAAAGAGATAGAGATAGAGAAGGATAAGTCGGACCGTAAGCAACTTACTTGCCCTGAGTGCGGCCATGAGTTCTAAACATCTGACAGCAGAACAGGTCGCCAGCATCATCGACTACCTGCAACGAGTAGTGCCTAGAGGCCAAACAGATGCCGACTATCTGTATCACCTATTGGCAACGCTAAACAAAATGCTTGACAACCGTTAAGCCATACCCCATACTGAGACCACAACCACGCCGACCGCGGCACAACCCAAAGGGAACAACAACCACCATGAGTTACGGACTCAACGAAACACTCGTTAACATCATCGAAGAAGCAGCAGGCAACTACGACGGGGAGATTACGGAGTACTCCGGTCGCTCCATGTACGGCAAGACCTGTCTCGGTATCACCCTTGACGACTTCCGCAAGATTGCGGAGATGCTCGTCTACATTGCAGGTGACGATCACGACCTTGCTACCATGCTGGCTAACAACCTTACGCTTGACAGCATGGGCCGAAGCATGATTGCATACTGGCCGACGATCCTGTTCGACGGATTCACCGATTCCGATTCCGACGACGACGACAACTAAGGAGAATGATGAGCGACTACATGGATGACGACTACTACCGGCACATCGGACGCACCATCCAAGACATGCAGGAACTGGCGCTACCCTCCCCCGTATCGCTTGTGTCCTACTGGTCCAACGGTGAACCCGCCTACCTGCTGACCGTCCGGTTCGGTGCCAGCACATTCACGTTGGCACTAGACGAGGACCAAGCAATCGACCTGACGAACACGCTTGCTAGCGAAATCGAAATGATGCACCACGACTGTGATGCCTGCGATTGCGGTGGCTGCACGGGGGAACTCAACTAATGAACCTCACCGAACTTATCGACCATGTGGATTCTGTCCACATCCAATCCATCGACGCTATCCAATCCATTCGCCGGTACTGTGACATGCTGTCCCGGCAAATCAACACATGGACCCCGAGGCCCATGCCTACCAACTACAGGAGCAACACCCGATGATTACCCGTATGCAAGAAATCTTGGACGCTGGCAAGATTACCCGTGTCGAATCCACAATCACGTTTGGGTACAAGAACCCGCTTATCGAAGTGGACATGGGCTTGGACCCGTTCGATGGACCGTGGGAGCGGCTGTCCCTGTACCAAGTCACCACCAACCTGTACGACGACACAACCGAGATCGTTGCGTTCCGTGTTGACGAGAACGATCATGCGATTCTTGTGGGTACCGGGAACGTGGTTCGCATGAAGGTGCGACGCAACGGATACCGTCTTGCAGAGTAAGTGGCGATGCCCGAAGTGCGGTCAATCTGTGACCATACTCGTTCGGCTGTCGGTGCCCCCGGTGTGCAACAACAAGCACATTGGGGGCGGTAGCCAAATGGTGTTGCAAGAACCCGAATCCTCGCCTATGCTGTTTAACGGAAAGGGGGGTTGACCCATGACCATTGACGATCACGACGACCCTACATGGGTGGCGCTAGTCCAACGGCTGCGCTCACTCGCAGAACAACACGGTGCCGATAGCGAAACCGGTTGGCTGGTGCTGCTGGCCGCCGATCAAATTGTTTCCGACAACCAGCACATCGAACGACTAGCCGCTAGGTAAACATGGGATCGTATAACCCAGAACTTATTGACAAAGAACGCAAAGCGTTAGAACTGCGCCGTGCGGGAATGTCATTCGATGACATCGCAGTAGCCGTCGGATACAAAAATAATTCCGGCGCATGGCGAGCGGTGCAACGGGCCATGAAACGAACGCTGCGTGAAAGCGGAGCCGACGAAGTACGGGACCAAGAACTAGACAGACTAGACCGGTTGCAACGAGCAGTATGGCCCCGCGCTTTGCAGGGCGACCTGCCTGCGGTTGGAGCGGTACTGCGTATCATGGAACGCCGATCCAAAATGCTGGGGCTGGACGCACCCATCACCGCCAACATTGCGATAGAACATTTCGACGGGCAAACCGTAGACGCAGAAGTACAACGCATCATTGCGACCCTGCAACAGAAACCGACCAAACAACTAGCGGCCCCCATTGTGGACGCAGAGATTGTGGAAGATGAACAGCAAACAGATATGTAAAGAATGCGGTGCATACATGGCAAACTCCATAGATGTACACATGGTTCTCGTTCACCCCAAACCCCCAGTCGTGGAACCCCAACCGGTCAAGCGTTTTAAACGAAAGAAGAACAAGTAATGGAAATGATTAATAAGCCCGAGCATGGCAGCGAACAATGGCTCGCCATCCGCAAGCAAGACAAGTACGGACGCATCCGGTTCGGAGCCTCAGAAGCACCCACCCTTATGGGTGCCAACCAGTACGCCACCGTCGCTGACCTTGCACTAGACAAGTGGTCCCCTGCGGAAGTGTCCGCACCGAACGACGCTATGGTACGTGGCAACGTGTTGGAACCTGCGCTTGTAGCACACGCTGCTACGCTGCTCGGTGAGAACGTCACCACCCCGGAAGTCATGTACGCTGTCGGCCGTTTGATCGCCACCCTTGACGGCATCACCGATGACGGACTCACCATCGTGGAATGCAAAACCACCATGTCCTATTCATCGGACGATCCTATTCCCCCCACATACTATTGGCAGGCCATTGCACAACTTGCCTGTGTTCCCACAGCGGAGAGTGTGCTGGTTGTGGTACTGGACAAGCGGATGCGGTTGGGCACATGGACTGTGAACCGGGACCGAGATGATATCGACCGGCTGTTTGACCGGGCCGATTACGTCGGTGAATATCTTGACAAGCATGAGATGCCACCCGACGCAATCATGCAGGAACGTCATGTGATCTCCATGTACCCCGCCCCGGCCGGTACTGTCGAACTTGGTAGCGATGGGCTGTTCATTCTCAACACTTGGATTGCCGCCAAGGAAGCCCGCACCGTGGCAGAGAAGCAGGAACAGGAAGCCCGAGACATGCTCGTTGCGTTGCTCGGTAACGCTGAAGCAGGCACCGTAGATGAGCAGACGGTGGTCACCTACAAAGCCCGCAAGGGGAGCACGACCGTGGATTGGAAAGCGGTAGCCCGAGACCACGGCCCCCTACTGGACAAGTACCGGAAGCAAGGGCACAGCACCCGTGTACTCCGATCCTCAATTTGACAAACACGACAGAGGGAGAGTAAGATGGCTAACACACCGTTGATCGCATTCCGTTTAGAGGAACGTGACAACATCCGGTTGCGGAAACTAGCCGCTA